CAGGTCTTAAATCAGGTACTGTGCGTAGAGGAAGATAAAAGACTCGAAATTGCCAAGAAGACAGCAGAAGAGCAGTCTGAAATCATCGAATTGTGCCGGGCGTTAATAAAAGGACAAAACTGGCAAACGATAGCAGGTATTTTGCGCGGGTTGAAAGGGCAAGATGCAGAAAAAATTCGCCGTGTCATCCTTGGTTATTGTCAGAGTATATTACTCCGTGGACAAGTGGATATGCGATCCGCCCTTATAATGGAACAAATGAAAGAGCCGTTTTATGATACGGGTTTTCCTGGATTGGTACTCGCTTGTTTTTCTATTTTGCATGGGGAAGAATAATATGAATAGAATAATAACTATTTTAATGGAAAGAGATGGTATGTCTAAAGAAGAGGCAGAAAGGATGTTTGCAGAAGCAAAAGACGAGTTCTACATGCGATTAGGAGACGGAGATATGCCTTATGATATCTGTGAAGAATGGTTCGGATTAGAACCAGATTATATCGAAGAATTTATATAAGGAGAAGTATAATGAAACCAAAAGAAGTGATTGCTAATGTCGTATGGGCGCAAGTTGACGCGACTGTCAACACAGGTAATTTTGAGAATATCAAAATTCAGATGGGGGAATCTATTACGATACCCGCAGAGGAAGACGCAACAGCTGTTCGCCTCTCTCTCTACCAGCGGTTGAAGAGGGACGTAACAAACGAATACGAAAAAATAAAGGAGGCATTATGAACATTGATTTCGAAAAAGACATTGAAATTGATTGTGACGCATTGGATATTGAGTGGTTGGAACAACCCCGATTGGCATTAAAATATTGCCAATACGTCGCCAAATTACGAGGAAAAGTTAACAGGTTACAGGAGAACAAAAAAACCAAGCGAAGTGAACTAATTCTACAGGTGAATCAGTCTCCAAAGGAACTTCTTAACAAAGAGAAGCCAAATGCCGGTGATATAGAGGCGCATTATCGTAATCACCCGGAGTACAGAAGAATTATAGAACAATTACTACTCGCAGAAGAAGAATTGGAATATGCGGAGGGGGCAAAAAATGAAATTTGCTTTACTCGAAAAGCGGCACTTGAAAATCTGGTACAGTTGCACGGACAGATGTATTTTGCCGGTCCAAAAGTACCAAGAAATCTGAAAAAAGAAGTTGATGAAAAAAGGAGTAATGCCAAGATTACAATGCGGAGAAAAAAATGAAAGACATACTACTGATAATTTCTATTATTCTGGTTATTCCGCTGTATCTCTATATCATAAGCTATTTTATTCATTCTGGCAGGTTAGATGCCATAAAAAAAATAATACAAGGAGGAAGAAAAAATGGCAAAGAAAACAAGAAGTAGATTTCGAGGAAGTGCCGTCGCTGGTACTGCCAAAAAACAAAAGTTCAAGAAATGGGGATATCTTAATGTTACCGATACTCCCGTTTTCAAGGAGCAACACAATACTGTAGATTTCATCGATATCATTCCATATCAGGTTGAGATTAAAAACCACCCAGATAGAGATGATGACCTCGGAGCAGGGTTGCCAGGAGAATTGTGGTATAGGTTTCTATTCAAAGTTCATCGCAATATCGGGGCAACGAAAACAGCTGTCATATGTCCGACGACAATCGGAAAAGCGTGTCCTATCTGCGAATATAGAGCCGAATTATTACAGAATGGAGCAAAGTACAATGATGACGCCGTAAGAGCGTTGAGAGCTTCAGTGCGAATTCTGTATAACATCATACCAAAAGAAAGCAAAGAATTCCCAGAAAAACCCCATATCTGGGATATTAGTTACCACAATTTCCAAAAGATGGTAGATGAGGAATTGGAAGAAGACGAAGAATTAGGGTGCTTCCCTGATTTAGAAGAAGGAAAAACGCTTAAGATTCGTTGGAGAAGTGAGATCATAGGCAAGGGAGAACCATTTGCCCAAGCCAGTCGCGTAGATTTTTTAGACCGAGAAAAGCCGTATTCCGAATCCATATTGAAAAAAGTGGTCTGCCTGGATAATGTATTGCAGATCCTCCCTTATAATCAATTAAAGACAATGTTTTTAGAATTGGAAGAAGAGGAGGTGGATGATGAAGAAGTAGTTGAAGAGGAAGAGGAAGAGAAAGAAGAAGAGGAGGTGGATGATGAAGAAGTAGTTGAAGAGGAAGAGGAAGAGGAAGAGAAAGAAGAAGAGGACGAATGTATTGCTTGTGAAGGTACTGGAGAAAACAGTAAAGGAAATCCCTGTTACANTTGTGGTGGGACTGGTGTTCCCCCTCGGGAACGAAGGAAAAAAGAATTGGCACAATCAAAGAATACTCCCACTTGCCCTCATGCGCACACGTTTGGGAAGGACTGTGAAGATTACGACGAATGTGATAATTGTGCTTTATTCGAGTCTTGTTTTGAGGCTACGATAGAATAATGGTCAGACGAAGAAATCCATTTAGAAGTACAGATAGTTCTTCTTTCTATCTGATTGGCAAATATATTGGGGTATACGTGCCCCAATATACTGCCGATCTATTGCATATCCACGCAGTTAGCAAGAATACTAATTTACAAGGATTATTATGCGAGATCATAGCAAACTGGCAAGAAGAGCAAGACACAATTGAGGATCTATTATCTAATCTGGCGGATAAAGCTCATATGGAATGGATGAGTAGAAAACCCCAGATGACAAACTCCGCCCAGACGAAGAAAGAATTAAGCAAATACAAGATAGAAATTCGCGATTATCTACAGAAGAAAAAAATACAAGAATCTTATATCAGAAAGATTATTTCTGAATTCGAAGAAAAATTATGAAACGAACAAAGGACCTGCAGACGATTATGAAACAACGAGCAAAAGAGGTAACGTCATCTAAAAAAATGGATTATGTGGGTAACAGCAAGGCGATTATTTCTACTGGTTCCACTCTTTTAGATTTAGCAATTTCTGGTGGAAGAGTGCGGGGGGGTGGAATACCAGCTGGAATCTTGGTAGAAATCTTCGGTCCGTCTGGGTCGGGGAAAACTGTTCTGTTATGTGAGATAGCGGGAGCAGTACAGAGACAGCAAGGAGAGATATTATTTAACGACCCGGAAGCCCGGTTGAATAAACAATTCGCGAGAATGTTTGATTTGAATACAGATGATATAGAATATTCCAACCCCGATAGAGTACCAGAAGTATTTGATGCTATACGAAAATGGAAGCCGAAGAATAGTGAGGTTGTCAATGGCATATTTGCTGATTCTTTAACTGCATTATCTACTGATTTAGAACTCGGAGATAGTGGCGATAAGATGGGGACAAGACGAGCAAAAGAATTCAGTGAAGAATTACGAAAAACTTGCCGAATCTTCACACATAAAAACTATTTGATGGTTTGCTCTAATCAGATACGACAAAATATAGACGCAGGTCCATTTTCTCAGAAATATTGTACTCCAGGCGGAGAAGCAATTCCATTTTATTCGAGTCTGCGATTACGGTGCTACAATGTGCAAAAATTAAAAAAGAAGATTACTATAAAGGGCGTAGAGCAGACACGAGTTATCGGAGTACAGACGACGATAGAAGTATATAAATCATCTGTGTGGAAACCTTATCGCACTGCTCCTATATGCATATTATTTGATTATGGCGTGGATGATATCCGGACAAACCTACAATTTTTAAAAACAAATAATAAAACTACGATGTATGCGATCAGAGAGAGGAAATTGGCTCAATCTATGGATGATTCCATAGCAATGGTAGAAGAACAAGGGTTAGAAAAAGAACTAAAAGAAGCGGTGATAGATACATGGGAAAGAATCGAACAGGAATTTGATAGTGTTCGAAAGAAAAAGGAGCGGTGCAAATAATGCTATTATTAATTGATTGTAATCATCTCTGCTATAGGGCTCATTTTACGACAGGGGGTATGACATATAGAGATACTCCTACTGGAGTGATATATGGATTTTTACAGCAGATATTCCGTGTCATATCGAATGTTCCTGTGACGGAGATTGCTTTTATCTGGGATAGCAAAAAATCCTTGCGAATACAAAGATACCCGTATTACAAATGCAGACAAAAAGAGCAACGAGACCCGAAAGAAATTGAGAACATGTATTTTCAGTTTGATGAATTACGAGAAATAATTATTCCGAAATTAGGATTCAAAAATAATTTTATCCAAGAGGGATACGAAGCAGACGATATTATCGGTAAAATTTGCTATCATCTTAATGCCAAGTACACCCAGAACGAACGTATTCTCATAGTTAGCGGAGACGACGACCTTCTGCAATTATTAGATACCGGACAAGTCTACATGTATAAGCGAAAAGGAATACGATTTTACAGTTCAACCCATTTTTCACATGAATATAAGATCCCTGCACAAGATTGGGCAGCCGTAAAATCTATTGCTGGGTGTGTCAGTGATACTGTCCCCGGAGTCAAAGGAATCGGAGAGAAAACAGCTATCCGATATTTAACAGGACAATTATCTCCTAAAACTAAAGCGTATCAATGCATCAAAAATAGCAAACAGGTAATTGAAAAAACCCGCTGGCTGGTGCAATTACCTCTACCAGGAACAGAGATGCCCAATATACGAAAATCCACGTTTCAAACAAAAGAATTTCAGAAGATATGTACTGATTATGGATTCAAAAAATGGATATATAATCCATCTATATTCAATGAGTGGGAGATGCTATTAAAATGAAATCTAAGAGAGGACCTGTAAAAAAAGAAAAAACCAGAATAAAAGTATCGAGTGCGAAGCAAAAAGGGCGCTCGTTGCAACAATGGGTCGGAAGAAAAATCGCCGATATTACTGGCTTTGAATTTGGAAAAGATTGTCCTATCGAATCTCGTCCTATGGGACAATCTGGGTGTGATATCAGAATGGAAAAACAAGTGAAAAAGGTATTTCCATTCGGCCCTGAATGCAAATATCAAGAATCTTGGGGAATACCAAAATGGATTCAGCAAGCAAAGGAAAACCAAGAACAGGGAGTGGATTGGTTATTATTCATACGGAAAAACCGACATGAAGTGATTGTGGTATTGGATGCAGAAGTATTCTTTGAATTGATGGAAAAAATTATTGAAAAAGAAGAGGTATAATTTGTATAATACAGTGACAGAAGAAATAAAAGGAGGAATCGAAAATGGAAAACGAAGAAAAGACGCAAGTGAAAGATGTAACTGTCAAGAAAGTACTTGGCTGGTTCTTTATGGGGGTATTTCTTTTAACGGGTATTTCAACTGTATCTGAGAGCCTTATTATATCGTTAGTATTTTCTGCATTAGCTATTCTTGTCTTTCCGAAACTGAATGAAATAACAAGAAAACATGGTAATTTTATTCTTTCCGGGTGGCTGAAATTTATTATTGGTCTTATCCTGTTTTCTATCGGTATTTCAGCAATAAATAAGGACATAGAAAGAGAAAGAGAAACAGCCAGAGTGACAGCACCAGTGAACAGGACATACACAAATGAAACTTCATATTCTCAACCACAGGAAAAAAGGGAATGGGTATTTGTCTATGAAATGCGGGCAAAAAATGATAAGCAATCCTTGGCTTTTTTCTTGGAAGGCGGGCAACAAACAGTACTGTATTGGGTCCAGGGTGGATACTTCAGTCTGCGTGTAGTTCCAGAAGGAACACAGCCTAATATTGTTTCTCATGGTGTAGTTAG